GTGGTGCTTAACGAGTTGGAGGATCGGCTTAAGCCTTTGAAGTCTCGGCTAGTTAATACTGTCCATGACTCGACAGTGATTGACGTGCACCCTGATGAGAAGGCTCAAGTTATTGAGATCATTAACGGAATGAACGCTGACCTCAACATGCTAATCGAAAGAGAGTTCAACGTTGTGATGAACGTCCCGCTTCTACTTGAAGCAAAGATAGGCCCGAATTGGCTTGACACAAAGGACGTGTAAGAGTATAACTACGGCTCCACTAGAAGCTCAAAGGAGATAACATGAGCACAGAACTTACTATTGCACAGGAGATGGGTCAATCTCTTGCTGAGATGATGGGCATCTCTACCTCTACTGGCGGGCAGTCCAGCAACTTGGCACGTATCGCCCAGGTTCAGACCCCTATCATGGGTGTCGTTGATGTTGGCGGCAAGAAGCTTAAGACTGAGACTGTCCCTGTTGGTGCATACAAGATCACCATGCCGGATGAGACTGTGGTATATTCGCAAGAAGTATCCATTCGTATCTTTGCTATCCGCCAGCAATGGCAGCGTTGGAACTCTGACACCAACGTTATGGAGAAGACTGTGATGGCTAACAACCTGAACGGCGATCTCAAGGATAACACTGGTCGGTTCAACCTTGGTCGCCCATCTGGTTACATCAAGGACTTCAATGCTCTGCCTGATGCTACCAAGGAAGTTATCCGTAGCGTCAACCGCATGAAGGTTTTCTTTGGTGTTGTCACTCTCATTGGTCCTATGGACGATAAGGGTGAGGCTATTGAGGGTGACTTCACGGAGATTCCGTTTGTCATGGACATCAAGAACCGTGACAGCATGAAGAGCCTTGACGATGCATGTGGTGCACTTGCCCGTCGCAACATCCTGCCGATCATGAATACGATCACACTTGCAGGTGAAACCAAGGCACTGCCTAACGGTAACTTGTATGCAGTCGTGGATGCTAAGGTTGGCGAGAAGGTTGACCTGAAAGAAAGCGACAACGAAACGCTGCGTAACTTCATGGACTACATCAACTACGTGAACAGCTACATCCTTAAGAAGTGGGAAGAAGCACACGTAGAGAAGTTGTCGGATGATGATGCAGCACTGGTTGGCGAGTTCGTTGACATGGACGGTGACGAATGAACCATCCTGCTGAGCTAATGGTCTTCTCGTTCTTGCAGAAGGCTATGGCTGGCGAGACTACCATGACTGAGGAGGTGGCTGATAAGGTCGCCTCCGACGTTAAGGCAGCACTGTTTAAGCAGTTCGATAGTGGACCTCGTGATGAGTTCCGCCTTCGTATGTCTAATATTGGTAGATTGACTTGCCAGTTGTGGTTTGAGAAGAACGACCCCAAAGACAAGACCCCCATGCCTCCGCATTTCCTGATGAACATGATCATTGGCGACATTGTGGAAGCAGTATTCAAAGGCTTGCTGCGATCTGCAGGTGTTGAGTTCAAGGATAACGACAAGGTTACTCTTAAGCTCAGCAACGGTCAGGAGATCAAAGGCGAGTATGACATGGAGTTGGACGGTAGGATTGATGACGTTAAGTCTGCGTCACCTTGGTCCTACAACAACAAGTTCAGCGACTTCCAGACCCTAGCTAAGCACGACTCGTTTGGCTATGTGTCACAACTTGTAGGATACGCCACTGCTGCTAACAAAGAAGTTGGTGGTTGGTGGGTAGTCAACAAGGGCAACGGTGAGTTCAAGTATGTCGAAGCTTCTGAGGTGGACACGGGTGCAGTGCTACAACAGATTGAAGAGACAGTGGAATACATCGAACAGGATCAACCGTTCAAGCGGTGCTTCGAGCCTGTGCCTGAGACGTTCTACAAGAAACCCAGTGGGAACCTGATGCTTAGCACTGAGTGCAGCTTCTGTTCCTACAAACATAAGTGCTGGCCTAACCTGCAGACACGCCCATCCCTTGTGTCTAAGGCTAAAGACCCTGCACTCGTTGACTACGTTCTGATTGTAACTGAAGAGGAATAACATGGCAGACACTCTCACTCTCGACGGTAAGCAGTATGACATTGCTGACCTGAACGATAACCAGAAGAAGCTTGTAGCAGAGGCTAACACTGCTGGAGCAGAGATGGCACGGGCAGAGTATACATACTTTGTCATGAAGAGCCGCTACGACTACCTGGTCAAAACCCTGAAAGAGGAGCTTGATGGTGGGGCAGAAGCCGAAGCGTAACGCATACGCTAGAAGGCATGTCGTAGGACAGTATCGCAGTGGCCTTGAGAAAGAGGTCACTGCTTTCTTGTCTAAGTGCCAAGAGAAAGTTCGCTACGAAGAGCTTGTCATTGAATGGGAAGACCGTAGGTATCGCACCTACACACCGGACTTCATGCTAGACAATGGCATCATCGTAGAGACTAAGGGGTTGTTCGACTCTGAGGATAGGCGGAAGCATCTCGAAGTAAGGAAGCAGCACCCCAGCCTAGACATACGGTTTGTATTCTCCAATGCCAAAGCAAAGCTTTACAAGGGAAGCAAAACCACGTATGCAGATTGGTGTGAGAAGAACGGCTTCTTGTGGTCACACAGGGTTATCCCAGAGGAGTGGCTTAAAGAAGAGGGTTCTCCTATTAAAGAGAAACGCCTTAAGCTTTAATAAGAAGGGACTAACATGGGATACGAACTCAAAGGCAATGAAGTAGGGATCATCCTGCGCCCCTTCGTAGATGAAGCAGGGGTATGGACAGGGGAGTTGGACACCGGGCTAGCTATCAACATGGATGAAGCTAACCTGAGTGAAGCAGACATGGCACACCTCGTGCATGTAGCTACGATGATGACTGCCTTCCTGTCCTACATGAATGATAATCCTGAGATCATTGATGAGATCGAAGAACTTCGTAATGAACTTATGGGCATTGACCCTGATGAAGAAGATGAAGAGGATGAACTAGATGTCGAGCGGGAAGGCAACGTTCTTAAGATCAACAAGTGGACAAAGACGCATGGAAACGCCTGAGACGTTTGACCCTGTGCAACGCCCAGCGCACTACAACATGGGTGGCATTGAATGCATCGACTACATCAAGCAGGTGCTAGGATTAGACGGATACATCGCTTA